CGTCTATCAGTTTGGCCCACTCGGTGTCGCCCAGATCTCGCTTGATGGATTTCTGGCCCTCAAACATCTTCTCCAACCGCTCGCCCGTTCTCTTTGCGCGTGCCCGCAACTCGCGCCGCATCGTCAAGGCTAAGGCCCTCTCCCTTGGCCCATGTGCCTTGTCGATGAAGCCGCGCCACAACGCAACTCGCTCCGATTCCGTTACCGGTGGTTTGTACGTCTCCCCGCTCCCAATGAATAACTGACGGATCCCGCCGATGCCTTCGTTGACCTCTTCAGGCTCGTCGGCTTCGGGTTCCGGTTCGATGATGTTTTCTGGAAGGTCGATACCCTCCATTTCGGCCGCCTGTCTGAGCGACAAGCCCATGGCCCACCACGAATTGACGCGGTTTACCTGCTCTGTCTTCGACTCTGCAAGGGCCTCGACGCCGCTGAAGTCGTGCCATACTCGGAGCGTCGGGTCACCCCATTGACGTGCAAGCCTGGTCAACTCCCCGTCGAGGATGGCCGCACGGTGGCGCAAGCCCTCCCAGAACGTCTTGGCCTGCTGTCTCGAAGTCGCAAAATTCGCAGTGGGCAAACCCAAAATTGTGGGAGGCACGCCGAAGACGGCCATAGTGCTCGATCGCACCCAATCTCTTTGGGCTTGGAATTCCATGTCACGGGGGCTGAACGAAAGGGCTTGATACTTGGCGGCGCCACCCAAGAACAGCGCCGACGATTTGCCGGTCAACTGCCGATCGTAGGCTTCGCGCATGATCTTCACCTGCGCAGATGACCAGATGTCGCCCTCTGTGGCGGGGCTGAAAACACCAGTGGGGCGACCCCGTTTCGCCGTCTCCGCTGACATAGAAGACGCCGCAAGATCGGCGCTGAGATCATGGTGGAGCGTTTGGATAGATGACACCCCATACAACGACGACGGATCTGCGCTCCATGATGTCGATCGAAAGTGCAACACGCGCTCGTGGTCATAGCTGATCTCTCGTCCTGAATCATAGATGTAATGGGACACCTGCCCATCGGCCCATGGTACGGCCTTGACCCGCTCGGGATGAAGGCGAAGCAGGCCGGATGGCTCACGGTCGCCGATGATCAAGGCGTAAGCATTTCCAGACAAGACCAGATCGGTCGCCAACTGGCGACGGAACAACGATCCGTTGACCCTCGATGATGGCTGGTCCAACAGGTCGAGCAGTGGATGGTCATCGACTCGCTCGGCATCGACACCGCGCCCGCTGGTCATTCGGATCGGTACGGATGACAAGCCACTGGCGATGGCCTCGACCGATGCCTTGACCCATGGAAACGCCGCCATGGCTGACATCGACGAGGCTACGTTGTATTGATGATCGGCGCCCTGGCCTAACGAATAGTCCGCACCGGCTTTGTGATCTTGCTCGGTTGCAGGCAATAGCCCAACAGCACGCAAGACGCGTGCAAACCAAGTCTGCCGAATCACCATCTCGTCTGCCATGGCTCATACCGTAGCACGCCGATGGGCAGGGGCGCAAAAAACAGGGTGTGTGTGTTTGGGGTGGAGTCATACACACACAGATATTGCCCGTCAAACTCGTCACACCTGTCACACCTGTCACGGATCGGAATGTTGTACGGTCGAAAAAACAAGGCGACACCGTACAACAATTCAACCCACGCCGAAACCTCTCTCATTTTGCAAACATTTCAACGACTGGGGCAGAAGACCAAAGCTCATTTCCCCAAGAATCCCAATTGGGTCGATGACTGCGAGCAAAAATTTCTAAGTAAGGGCCGTGGCTGCGAGCCTCAATCAGATCGTAGAACTCGCGGGGCTTTTGACTGTGTTTTCCTCTTGGCGCGTGAATCCATGAGCCAATCATCTTGTCGTCAGTCCTCACGTTGTAGCCCTTGCCCCTGACTCCAAAGAGCAAGAGCTCATGCTGCATGCGGAAGTACTGACCGAGACCCTTCCGGCCTTCCTTGGTCCAGACCACGTTGGTCTTGTACTTGAAGCCCAGCGCACCCATGAGCCAGATGGCGTCGGCCAAGTGGTTGTTCGTTGCCCACATATAAAGGTGGCAATCTTTTGGGGGGTTCCAGACATCGCTTTGCATGATAATTCGAGGTAGGTCGGGAGTCTTGACCAACGGGTAGTGCCGGTCTGCCCCACGTTTGATCTTGCCACCGCCCGTCTCGTACCACGGCGGGTCCATCAGAATGGTGCGATGTTCACCAATTGATTGCTCAATCACCAATTCACCAGAGTCATTAGGCACCATAGCCATTCAACCCACGCCGAACGTTGAGCGCGTCAACTGGGCGCACATGTACGCGAGCGCATCCATGGCGTGATCATTTCGTTTCTTGGGGGCGTCGGGCATGTCGTTTTTGGTGGCGGTGGTTGCCCACACGTAGCCCTCGATCTCTCGGATCGTGTTCTTGCATCGGTCATGGATGACCAGATGGGGGCGGCCCTCGACGTCGGGTGACAGGCGCTCCGATACGGCATTGATGCCTGACCGCACAGAACCCTTTCGCTTCTTTGCGGCGATGGTCTGGATGTCGTGCTCGCGTGCCAGGGCGAGCCGTGCGCCACGGTCGGCGGGGTCGGCAACGAACCACATCGGCGGTGGGTGGCCCGCTATCATTCGCCTGTATTCGGCTGCATGTTGGCGAAGGGTCCACTCAGATCGGTAGTGTTCTTGGATGATGTGCAGGGTGTCGTCGGCGGGGTCGATGGCTCCCAACAGGATGGCGGTAGGGTTGCGGGTTCCGAAGTCGATGGCGGCGACCCTCTCAAAGTCATCGGGAGGCATAAAGGATTTCACGACATGAAGGTCACGCCGAAACTCAGGATACACCCGGCCCTCGAGCGCCGTAAACTCGCCCCTCTCTCGTGCTGCCCGCTCGTGGATGCCGAACTGTGACAACATCCTTTCAAGCCCGCCCGGTGGCAGGTGCGGGTTATCGGTGCCGTGTATCCAATGCACGCGGCAATCGGGCGGTGTGTCGACAACAAATCGATCGTATATCCAAGACATCCCACGCAAAGGCGTCATGGAAAAGATCATCCGGCCATTGGTGTCGACCAAGCGCATCATGGCTTCGTTGACCACTGCCTCGCTTTCGGGTTCCTCATCGAATCCGATCAGGTCAGCATAGGCCCCTTGGAATCCGTCCCGGCCCTCGCTCACCGATGGGAACAGTATGCGCCCGCCGCCGGGTAGCCGTACCTCTGCCCGCCCTGTGCCCTCTCGGTTCCTCCACTCGCAACCCTGTGGGAGATACTTCGCCACCTTGGGTCGGACGTACTCACGGCTATCACCAGAATCCAACGCCACCGCCCACACTCGCCCCGGTCTGTTGGGCAGGTATTCAAGGGGGATGGTGTTCATGTGACACCAGATCCGCGCCGATCTGTTCTTGCGACCCAATGCCGTGGCGACTTCGAGCTGGGCGAGCGCTTCTGACTTGCCCGAACGGTTACCACCCAAGATCAAGGTGACCAACGATCCCAGGTCTTGCACGGCCCGACGTTGGCTGGTTCTTGGTTTGTCGCGGTGCCATAGTGTGGCGCTCTCCAACGGGTCAAGGCCCAACAGAGACGGGAACACGGCTGCGGCGTTGGCCCCTGGTGTGATCATTCCAACGCGCCCGGTCCCGGCGGGTCGGCTGATACCTTCCGATGTTCTTCGCCGACGATCATGGGTGTCGTCTTCTTCCAGTCTACCCGGTGGTGAAGCCGCATATGCTTGTCGCCCATGGCTGAGACTTTGACCGATGACGGGTGCATCATGACCGTATAGAAACTTTTGGTGTATGTTCCGAACGACAGGTACATGTCCGTCAAACCTGCATCGTTTTGTTGTGTCGTCAATTGGGTTAGGCTTACTTGGTTGGCAGTTAGAAACAGATCGCCGCGACTGCTTCCGATAACATATGTGTTTACGTCGTCGTTCATTCTACCGACAAATTGAATCGGCCTCGCTGCATCGCAGAAAAACGAATTCATTGCTTTGCGGGTCAGGTGAATTGACTCGGCGTTCATGTTGTGCCTGCCACCAATGAAGTCGCCGCCCTGTGACGCTGCAATCGTCAACGCTCCTGATGCCTTGAAGAATTCCAGCATGGCGGCGAAATATGCGTCCAGGTTGCGGACTCCACGACTGGAGCAATACCGATAGTCGGCGTCGAACCGATACTCGAAATAAGTGTAGTCGTCGTCCAACTGTAGGAAATATCGGATACCCAATTCACGGGCGATTCGAAAACAGGCGTTGCGTGCATGCAAAACGGTTTGCATGACATCGAAATTATCGCCGCAATCTACACGCCGCGCTTCTTCCCGCTTATTGAAAACGTAAACCTCGTCACCATAGGTCGCCTTGTACTTGTCAACCGTTAGGTCAAGGTCATCGACAACAATGACAATGCGACCAGTGTATCCGCGGGCCTTGATGACGTTGTAGGTGTAGAGCCGGGCAGGCCTGCCGTGCGTCAGAATGAACACCGCAAAATCATCCATGGTCTGCCTTGTATACTGCGGCGATGTCCTTACTAAGCTTGACGAAGCCCAGCTCGATTGCCTTATTGAAGTCGATGATAACAAGCGCGGAATCTTCCATTAGCCTCTGAACATCTGCCGATGCGTGCGCGTAATACTCCGCCACCTTGTCATACTGAAAGACCGTATGCCGGGCCGCTGCAGCGATTAGAAACGATTTCGCAGCCGGGTCAATGTCTGCATCCTGTATGTCATCGATCAACGACGCGCTTCGGCTCTGGTCGTACAACTCGGACTCGTCTGGGCGCTCGCCTTTGATCTCATAGATCGGCGACTTGATCGTCGCAGTGTACCTATCACCCCCTGCAAGGCCGTTGAGGATTTCATCGAGGCTTGACTCTTCCCAGCCCAGGCCGTCAAGGTTGAGGCCATCGGCGTCTAACTCTCTCAGGATGGTCGCAAGGGCGTCGTCGTCCCAATCGGCCAACTCAGCCACGCGGTTATCCGCCAACGCCAACATCCGGGCATCGGCAGGGTCCAGGTCCATGAAACGGACCGGCACCTTATCAAGCCCCAACTTGATCGCCGCCTTCAATCTGGTGTGCCCGGCGATCACCTCGTTGTTTTCGGTTCGCGCAATGATAGGCGATGCAAACCCGAAACGCTGAATAGACCGGGCCACATCCTCGACGGCGTGGTCATTGATACGTGGATTGTCTGCCCACGGTGTCAGCTTGTCGATTGCTATCCATTGTGCGGCGGGTTCATTCTGCATTTGCTACCTCTTGGAAGTCGGCCTCTATGGCGGCGATGGCCCCCGGTGCCGCCGCGTCAATCAATGCCTTGGCGGCGTCGTAGTGTTCGACGATGAGTTGCGCCTGTTGGACCGGTGATAGGTGGGTGGCTCTGTGGGTGACCTCTACACGCAAGGGCTGGTCAGCGCCCGTTAGACGAGACTCCAGGCCCAACAGTCGCGCCGCTACCATCAACTGGCCGTCTCTTCGGGCCTGTGCTCGCAGTGCTCGAGACTCAGCCAACAGCCGCGCCCGGTGATCTTTGTCGTCTTGTGTGCTGTTGTCTTTGGTCCACTGGTCCCGAATCCATTGCGCATCATGGCGTATCATCCGGTCGGTGACGCCATACTTGTGAGCCAACGCACCTTGGATTCTCAACGTCCATTCGCCCGCCAATAGCACTTGTTCCACGTCTGCGCGACGCTCCATCACTGTTTCACGGTCTGCCAAAACGGCCCTCACGGTATCAAAAAGTGGGTGGAAATGGAAAGTTTCCACAGGTCCACACTACCATCAGCCCACAAACACCGCAAATACCCGCCCACCAAAAGTGCAACCGTAGCTACCTTGGTGCAACCTTACTTTCGGCCCTAAGGTAGCAGCGACATCCCAGGTTAAACCTGAGGTTTCAGCCCGGTGCTACCAGTGCAACCCTTTTTCTCGATTTTTCAACTATACAATAGCTACACTCTCTTTTAACTATCCCTTCTTTATATATCAGATCTAAGGTTGCACTAGTAGCAGGGATATATATATAAGGTTGAACCTTGCATATCCGGTGCAACCTTAGTGCAACCTACCCCTATTTCGTGCTACCATCTCCCCATCCAGGCCGAAACCACATCATTGTTCGCTTGCCGTCCTTCTGGATTTGTCGCTTCTCGATGTCCATTGTGCGCAGAATCCTGCCCGCCCTCCATCGGTCCGCTTGTCTCATCTTGGGCGGGTCGATTTGTAGGGCGTCCTCCATCATGTCGTCAATGGTGAACGGCCCCACACGTCGCGCCAACCATGATTGAACGATGTCCATCCACGGATCCTCGGCCATGTGCATTTCGTTTGACTCGTCCAACTGATCCGACTGCGAGGCATCCAACCACCACGACTCGTTCGCCTGATATGCCCGGTCGGCTTCGGCCCATATCTGGTCCCGGTCTTTGTGGATGTTTTCCAAATCAACCGCGTTGCACTTCACGATCCACCATCGGCGATTCCCGGTCGAGTCGGTCAGGAATTCCATCTCGTTGGTTGTTCCGACGAAAACGCCGCACCTTGGGTGTTTCTCAACGTGCCGCCCATACGAAGCCCGGTAACGATCTGACTGTGCAGAAACGAAGCCCTTGACCGCGTTGATGTCGGCTTTCTTTACGCTGCTCAATTCCGCCAATTCGTAACACCATACCCCTTGGATCATCTGATAGGCATCCTTGGAGCGCACATCGATCAGCGTATCTGAGAAGAAGTCAGCACCCGCCAGCGCTCGCAGGCCGGTCGACTTGCGTATTCCCTGAGCTCCTGCCAAGACCAAACACGTATCAACCTTACAGCCCATTTTGCGAGCTCTGGCCACCATCGACACCGCCCACTTGCGACTGATTACCCGGTTCAATAGCGAATCATGCGCCCCAAAGTAGTCGACCAGCAAACGGTCAAGGCGCGGGTTCTGGTCCCACTCCAAACCATCCAGATAGTCACACACCGGATGATACGGATCCCGCGCGCCCACCAACGCCATCGCATTGGCGATCGATGTTGGGGCGTACTGCAACCGATAGACCATTTCGACCCAATCGGCCATCATTAGATCGGTGGTGTCGGTGACGGGCACACCTTTGAGCGTCGTGCACGCCTCGAATTTGTTGTATCTGATCTTGCCCTTCAGCCGGTGGTCATGTGTCAGAATCAGCGCCAGATTCCGCGCCGTCTTGATGGGCAGAATGTCACCGTCTTTGGCTTGCCTGGTCCGACACAAGGCCAAGACATCGGCATCCGGTATGGTCGTCGGGTCGATGGTTACCCCGCCCTCTTCGAGCAACCTGATAGCCGTCTTGGTGTCTATTGATGGTTGCTTGGGCGTTTCTGTGTTACGATCACTGGACATTGTTCATCCTTTGGTTGGTTGGACTTAGTGAGGCCCCTTTCGTTCTACCGGCGGAAGGGGTTTCTTATGTTAGCCTGTCAGGTGCCATAGCGGACCAAACCAGCCACACGAATTCTGGTGGTTGCATGATGCCGACTTCTTGGTGGTCGGATCGATCACGTACCAGACCGACTTTCGCTTGCATTGCGGGCATACAATCCACTTGGCAGTACCCGCCGAAATGGTGGCGCCAATCTGACCCGCCCACCGTTCCCGCATATCGGGACGTTGCGCAAGATGGTCTTTCATCTCTCTCTGGATGTCGGTGTGACAAATCCGAACCGGCTTTGGTCGTTCCGGTTTCGGAGGGTTCAACCGTGCCCGCAATTTATCCCACCACGGATGCCCTATCGGCCTCGGCATGATGTTCAGCGGATACCGGTTTTCGGTCACCCACGACACCATCTCTTGATCCTCTCGATGGGCTGGCAGGTAATAGATTCTGCTGGCGTCTCTGCACTTGGTATCCGGTCCGCCGTCATACCCTGGCGTGTTCTCTCTCCATGCCTCAATCCCACCCTCCCACGCCAGATCCCACATGTCGGCGGGTACGGGTTCGCGCAATGGCAATATGATTCGAAACCGGTGGTGTTCCGGTGTGTGTGACCATGAAGTGTGCCCAATGTGGTGCCACATCCACCACGCCTCGGTTGCCGCCTCCATGGTCGTCCCATCATCGTAATCCAACACCAAAGCGGTCAACCATTCGACGTTCTGCTTCCCTCTGGTCGTGCCGGGTTTATAGATCGTCGGCGACCAACACGGGATGTCCGACTTGCGCAATCGCTTGCGGAAAACTTGAAGCCCTCGTGTGAGGTTATCAATAGGCAGCGCGGGCCGTTCGATGGGTTGGTTGTCCTTAACGGACGCGAAGAATGAAACGCCGATTGTGTCGGGCAGGATGGGCATGGGGTGTTTCCGTTGGTTGGTTGGTTCTCGGTTTATACTGGCCAAAATCGCCCGGTTGACCGCTCCCAATTCCATTTGGGTTGGTCCTTCTCTTCTGGAATAGCTCCCCATCTGATCTTGTGAAACGCTGCCTTGATTATGTTCTTTTCGGCGTCGGGCGCGTACAGAGCCACGGCAACATCCAACGCCGGAACCAGATCGTACGCCTCGCCGAATACCGCCTCGCACCATTTCTCTGTCCCTGGCCGAGTCTCCATCGGCGGCGCTGTCGTTGTCATGAGAACCACCCAATCACGCCGCCCGTACATTCTGCGCATGTCGATCTGTTGGTCCTCATCGACCACCACCACCACCACGGGCAAGACTTCGCGGCCTGATACCCGCGCCAGATTCGCTGCAAACGTTTTGATTTGAACCTCCATGGCATCCCGATCGGCGATCTGTGAGATGTGAACCACAGGCGTCAACACTCCCGGCTTGCCGTATTTGATCAGATCAGAAGTCCGCAACGCCAACCCATCGGCGATCTGCATTACCAAATCCGTATGAGCCGACCTCCCGGATTCGGCACCGAAACAAATCATTGTTCCAGCGCAAACACCGCCGCCTATGATCGAATCAAACGCTTCGCCCCATCCATGACCGTTCTTTTGGTGCTTAGTCGGGTTGTCCCACGGTGGAAGCGTGGCCAAGGACAACAGCGATTTGGTCTTGTCAGCCAAATCAGCAAAAGATAGATGTTCAATTGGGTTGGTCATGATTGCTCCGTTGGTTGGTTATTCACTCGTGCTTTCATTGCTTTTAGCCCTTCTTGAATGGCCAAGCGCAGAACCTTTGCTCGGCTGATGTGGCCAAACACTTCAAACTCGCCTGTTTCTTGGTAGTGCTCCGCGAGATCTTCGGCGGTTCTCAGCCATGGGGCGGGTATTCTCATCGAAATTGGTGTG